GTTCGACGCCCTCCATCCCGAGCGCGAGAGGACGGCGGAAAAGCTTTCCACGCAGTTCAACCCGCCGTGGCTCGACGTTCAGCTCCGGCAGAGACGCGACATCCTCAATCTGTTTTTCCGCGACCGACTGATGCGGCTTCGCAATCCGGCGACGGCGATCCATTTCGAGCGCCGCATGGCCTACGACGAAAAGCCGACCGAGCGATATCTTCGCATCAAGGCGAGGGCCGAGGAAACGATGAAGGATTTGGCTCGCCGCACGACGGCGGAGGCTGCGGCGTGAATTCCTCCATCGTCCGATGGTCCGAACGGCAAGACCCGACGAGCTATGCCGTGCGTGTCAGGCCGCTCGTTCTGGCGCACGGATGCTTCGATCTTCTCCACCTCGGCCACATCCGCCATTTGGAGGAATCGGCGAAGCTCGGCGATTATCTCCTGGTCAGCGTGACCTCGGATCGCTTTGTCACGAAGGGTGCGGGCCGGCCGCGCTTCACCGCAGAAGAACGCGCCGAGGCGCTGCGCGCGCTTTCGTGCGTGGACGAAGTCGTCATCAACGACAACCCGACCGCGGTTCCGGTCATCGAAAATGCGAGGCCAGATGTCTACGTCAAGGGTTCGGAGTACGACGGGCGCGAGACCGACGAAGCTCTCCAAGCGGAAATTGATGCGGCTGAGAAAGCAGGTGCTCGGATCGTATACACTACCGGGCGAAAGTGGTCATCCTCCCGCATCCTCAACGCGCAGCGGCACAGCAAGGCGGTCACGGACTATCTCGACGATGTCCGCGAAAAAGGGGCGCTCGCGCGCATCGAAAGGGCGTTCGCCGAAATCCGCAAAATGAAGGTCGCTTTCGTCGGGGAAACGATCACCGACGAATACGTTTACGTCGTGCCGCTGGCGAAGCCGTCCAAGGAATTCGTGCTATGCGGCGCGCAGCAAAGCGGCGAACGGTTCAAGGGCGGCATCCGCGCCGCCGCCGCGCATCTCGACGGGATTTGTGCGACTGGCATCGTGACGCAGCCGATCAGGTATCCCTTGATGAAGCGGCGCTACGTCGAGGCCGGTTTAACGCGCAAGCTTTTCGAGGTATACGCACCGAGCTGGATCGACATGGCCGACGAATGGCGCGCGCTCTTTCTCCGGACCCTGAAAGATCATGTCGAGGATTCCGATGTAGTCGTGACCATCGATTTCGGGCATGGATTGATCGACGCCGAAGCGCGCAGCACCATTTCGCAGGCGCGGTTTCTCGCGCTCAATGCGCAGACCAACGCCGGCAATCAGGGTTTCAATCCGGTCACGAAGTACGATCACGCCGATTACGTGTGCGTCGATCTGCCGGAAGCGCGTCTTGCGATGCACGACGAACGCGCAAGCCCGGCAGACGCCATCGATTTTCTCTCGTCGACGATGGGGGCGGAGCATGTCGTCGTTACGCACGGCCGCGAAGGAGCTTATTGGCGAGGCGGCGCCGTTCCCGCTTTTGCATCGCAACCGATCGATACGATGGGTGCCGGAGACTGCTTCCTGGCTATCACGGCGCCGCTTGTCGCCGCCGGCCTCGAAATCGAAACGGCGGCGTTCGTCGGGTCGGTCGCGGCGGGGATGAAAACCGAAATCGTCGGCCATCGTCAAGCGGTCGATGGCGGCGTGCTGTTGCAGACCGTGCGGAGCTTGTTGGCATGACCGCGTTTTTCTCCGCGCTGTCTCATGCGCTGATCGGCGTTTCCGCGACCGATAAAAATCGGTGCCGGCTCATGCACGACGCTCGCGCCGACGCCTTCCGCTTGTTGGACCACGCCAGCTTCGCATCGAACGGAAAGGGGCGGCTGATTTTCATCGGCAATGGAGGATCGGCGGCCATCGCTTCGCACATGGCGAACGACTGGCAGAAGAACGGCGGATATCGAACGCTGTGCTTCAACGACGCGGCATCGTTGACGTGCCTCGGAAACGATCTCGGATACGACGAAGTTTTCGCGCACCCGATTTCCCTGCACATCGAAAAGGACGATGTGCTGTTCGCCATTTCATCGTCGGGCCGCTCGAGAAACATTCTCAACGCGGCGGACGCGGCGAAGCAGCGCCAGGCGTCCGTTTTGACGTTCTCCGGATTCGATCACGACAACCCGCTGCGCACGATGGGCGATTTGAACTTCCATGTGCCGAGCTCGGATTACGGCATCGTCGAGTGCGCACACTTGGCGCTGATCCATTCGTTGTTGAACGAGGCTATCGATCATGCTTGAGGGATCCGATACCTACGACATGCTGGGAAGTGGACCGATTCTCACCAAGGAAGACCTGATCGCATTCGAGCGGGACATCGTCGCGCATTTCGAGATGGGCGACATCAAGGCGCCGGTTCACTTGGCCGGCGGGAACGAGGATGCGTTGATCGAGATCTTCGGCCACATCCGACCGCAGGATTGGGTTCTGTGCTCTTGGCGCTCGCACTACCATTGCCTTTTGAAGGGCGTGCCGGCGGCGGAGTTGAAAGCGGCGATCCTGCGAGGCCGTTCCATCGCCCTGTGCTTTCCCGATCAACGGATCGTGTCGTCGGCTATCGTCGGCGGTATCGCACCCATGGCGGTCGGCATCGCGACGGCGATCAAGATCAACGGCGACAACGAACGGGTGTGGTGCTTCCTCGGCGACATGACGGCGCGCACCGGGATCGCCCATGAGGCGAAGCAATACGCCGACGGGCACGGCCTCCCGATCACCTGGGTTGTCGAGGACAACGGGATGTCGGTTTGCACCGATACCTCGGAATCCTGGGGTATGGAGTATCGTGGGCAAATGAAGGAGGTCAGGTATCACCTGAAGGAGGTCAGGTATCACCACAAGCTTGCGTGGCCGCATGTCGGAACCGGGAAGTGGGTTGCATTCTGATGGCGACCGCATTGGACATCGGCCTCGACTATCACGGCGAACTGTCGCGCGCGATGGCGCTCCTTGCGGCGAACAAGGACGCGCTATTCTTGGGCCAGGGCGTCGGCAATCCGGGCACGACGATGAGTTCGACCTTCGCCGACGTTCCCACCGCGCGGAAGATCGAATTTCCCGTCGCCGAGGATTTGCAGATGGGAACCTGCATCGGTCTCGCCTTGAAGGGCTTCCTGCCGGTGTGCATTTTCCCGCGCTGGAATTTCCTGATCTGCGCCGCCAACCAGATCGTCAACCACTTGGACCGCCTGCCGCTGTACTCCGATGGCGGCTACAAGCCGAAGGTCATCATCCGGACGGCCGTTCCATCGTCGGCGCCGTTTGATCCGGGACCGCAGCACGACGACGATTTCACCGATGCGTTCAGGCTGATGCTGCGCACCGTGTACGTCGAGACATTGCCCGACGCGCATTCCGTCGTGCCGGCCTACCGCGCCGCCTTGGAGCGCCCTACATCGTCGCTGCTGGTCGAGTTCACCGATGCCTACCGGAACGCGAGGGCGAAAAGCTGATGGACACGCGGCACTACATCACCTTGAGTTTCGCGAAGGGCTTCGAAGTCATCGACCGCGGGCCGTTCCTCTTGGAAGTGGAACGCCTGGCGCGTAGGATGCTCGGCGTGCGGGCGGAGGTTTTCATGGAGCGCATGGGCGACGATTCGAAACTGCGGGCGATGATGACGACCGAGGAAAGGGCCGCGCTATGACTACCGCGATGCCGGATTTCGTCGATCACTTGGTCAGCACCGAACCGTCGCTCGCCGATTACGTTCTCGATGGCACGAAGGTGATGTGGCATCGCGACCGCGTCGAGGCGTGGAAGCGCGGCGAGAAATTCGCGCCGATCACGATGGACATCGCCTGGACGCGCCAGTGCAACGCCGCCTGTGTGTTCTGCTATGCCATGACGCAGGCCAGCGAGGGCGGCACGATCACGAAGGATCAAGCGTTCCGGTTTCTCGAGGACGCGGCGGAGATCGGCGTCAAAGGGGTCAGCCTGATTTCCGACGGCGAGTCCACCGTCGTTCCCTGGTACGAGGAATCGATCGAACATGCCGCCAAGTGCGGCCTCGCGGTGGGGATCGGCACGAATGGCGTGCGCCTCAAGCGGCCGGTCTTGGAACGCATCCTGCCGCACTTGACCTATCTGCGTTTCAACTTCTCGGCCGGCGAGGTCGGTCGCTACAAGCAGATCATGGGGCTCAAGGAGCGCGATTTCCATCAGGTCGTCCAGAACGTCAAGGACGCGATGGAGATCAAGCGCCGCGACCGCCTGCCGCTCACCATCAACGTGCAGATGGTGACGATGCCGGATTTCCATGACCAGATCGTGCCGCTCGCCAATCTGTGCCGGGACGAGCTGCGGCCCGACTACCTGATCTACAAGCACACCGCCGACACGGTGGAAGGCATCCTCGGCGTCGATTATCGGCAGTACGACAAGTGCTACGACGCCTTCCATGCGGTCGAGAAGATGGGCGATGCGGAATTCCGCGTCGCGGTGAAATGGGCGCGTCTCGCCGACGAAGGCAAGCGCGACTACCAGAAATGCTTCGGGCCTCCGTTCATCCTGCAGATGAGCGGCAACGGGCTGATCGCGCCGTGCGGCTTCCTGTTCAACCGCAAGTTCGCCAAGTTCCACATCGGCTACATTGCCGACCGCAAGACCGACGATGGCCGGGTCATCCCCGGAGAGCGGTTCAAGGACATCTTCGCCTCCGACCGCTATTGGGAGGTGGTGCGCTATCTCGGCTCGGACGAATTCGACGCGCAGAAATCCTGCGGCCCGAATTGCCTGCAAACGCTGGCGAACTCGTGGCTCGACAAGTTCGACAAGGGGACGGTGGACCTGCCGCCGGAAGGCGCGAAGGCGCCACCCCACCTCGCCTTCATTTGACGGAATGCGGCCCAAGATGAGATGGACCCACGGGCGGACTCCCACACCTTCGATGGTAGACATGAGAGTTATCGCGACGGTGCTCTGTCTCAACCTTGGGCCGCAGCATCGTTCGCTTGACGGGGTTTCCGCGGCGGACTGGACGCGATGCGCGTGACGGCTCAACGACGCGGCACGCCGAAGAACGTTCTCGAGGACGATACTGAGGATGTGCCCGACGACAAGGTGTTGTCGCGCATCGAAGGCCGCAATTTCGCGGCGCCCCCGACCATCGCTCGATTCCTTGCCTCCACCGCTTTCGTGCGCGGCATTCGCGGTCCGGTGCAAAGCGGAAAATCCTCCGGGGCGTGCCAAGAAATCATGCGGCGCGCGCGCGAACAGGTTCCGGGCGAGGACGGCATTCGGCGCACGCGGTTCGTCGTTGTCCGCAACACCTACGGCGAGTTGAAGGACACCACGATCAAGACGTGGCTCGATTGGTTCCCGGAGGACTTGTTCGGCAAGTTCAATCGGGCTCAAGGCGAGATGAAGCATCATATCCAAAAGGGCGACATCGACTGCGAGGTGATGTTCCGAGCACTCGACAAGCCGGAGGATTCGCGCAAGGTATTGTCGCTCGACATCACCGGGGCGTGGTTCAACGAGGCGCGAGAAATACCCTACGAGATCGTCGAGAAGATGACCGACCGCGTGGGGCGCTTCCCGGCAAAGAAAGATGGCGGCTGTACTTGGCGCGGCATTTTCCTCGATACCAATCCGCCCGACGAAGATCACTGGTGGTACAAGTTCGAAAAGGATCCCCCGCCCGGATGGGACTTCTTCGTGCAGCCGCCCGGCGCCATCGAGGTCAACGGCAAGTGGGTTCAAAACCCGGACGCCGAAAACGTCGTCAACATGAACGAGGCGGACTACTATCGGGTCCGTATCCCCGGCAAGAAGCCCGACTACATCAAGGTATATTACGGCAATCAATTCGGCTTTGTCCAGGAGGGCAAGTCCGTCTTTCCCGAGTATGTCGATACCGTGCATGGCGCGAAAATGGAGTTGTCGTTCACGCCGGGGCGACCGGTTTACATCGGCATCGGGATCGCACTGGAAAGCGCCGCGCTGTTCGGCCAGAAGCTCGCATCGGGACAGTGGCAATGGCTCGACGAAATCATGCCCGAGGAAGGCGGTGCCGTGCATTTCGCCGACGAGCTCGCGGCCAAGATGAAGGCGGACTTTCCCGCCGGAACGGAATTTCGTATCTTCGGACCGCAACCCAAGAAGTTCGGCGACGAAACCGATGAAGCCTTACAAATCCTTCGCCGACGTAAAATTCCTGTCTCCCCCACGCGCCAAGCCGACGCCACGCTACGCCGCGAGGCCGTGGCGGGCGTTCTGGATCGGCTTGTTCGCGGCGAGCCTGCCCTACTTGTGTCGCCGCGCTGCACGCTTGCTCGGAAGGCGATGGCGGGGGGCTACGGCTACGCCAGAATTCAATCGTCGGGAGAGCCGCGGTATCACGACGAACCGACGAAGAACCGCTACTGGCCCATCGCCGAGGCGGCGCAGCACATGATGGTCGGCGGCGGCGAGGCTTCCTTCGTGTTCCGCGCGGGCAAGCCCGTGAAGCTCAAGTATCCCGAAATGGGAGTGGTTTGATGGCGAATATCCATATCGCGATGATCGAATTGCAGGAGAAGGTCGCGGACTTGGAAAAACGCCTCGCTACGGTCGAGGAGTTCATCGCCATGCGCATCGCGCCGCCCCACGAACAGCCGCGCGACCGCGGCGGCCGGCCGCGCAAGGATGGCGTGACCTGAAATGGCAACGGCCGAAGCCTCCGTCTTCATCAAAGGCGAGCCCGTCACCGAACAGGGCTTGAAGGTCATCATTGCCCAAGAGATGCAAAACGCGCTCGGCGTGGACGGCGGGAAATTGTCGAAGGAGCGCGAAGATGCGCTTCGCCAGTACGAGGGCGACAAGTACGGCAACGAGGTCGAAGGCCGGTCCCAGGTGGTGGACCGCACCATCATGGAAACTATCGAATGGATCATGCCGGCGTTGATGCGGATTTTCGCGTCGGCCGACAAGATCGTCGAGTGCGAGCCGAACGCGCCGAGCGCGATGAACCCGATGGAAATCGCCTTCAACGAAAGCGTGGCGCGCCAGCAGACGGAATATCTCAATCACGTTTTCATGAAGGACAACCCCGGCTTCCTGATCCTCTATTCGTGGTTCAAGGACGCGCTCCTGCAAAAGCTCGGATGGGTTAAGGCGTACTGGGACACCGAGCGCAAGACGGAGAACGAATGCTTCAAGGGGCTCACCGAGGAAATGTACCAAGCCCTCAAGGCGGACCCCGACCTTGAGGAAGTCGATTGCGTTGCGTATCCCTCGTTTGGCCCGGTGCAGGGCCTCATCAACGCCGAACAAACGCGCATGGGCGAGCAGCCGATGCCGGGACAGGAACTTTCCGCGCTGGCGCCGAAGCCGTTGAGTCCGCCGACGCAGATGGTGCCGACGCTCTATGACGTGACCTTCCGTCGCACCTTCAATCACGGTCGTGTCAGGAACGAGAACGTCGCGCCGGAGGAAGTGTTACTGTCGCGCCGCGCCACGCCGCGCAACATTCCGTTCATCGCGCACCGTCGCCGCGCCACGCGCTCCGAACTTCTCGAAATGGGATTCGACTACGACACGGTGATGACGCTCTCGCCCTACGACGAGCAGGAATTCAATACCGAGCGTGTCCAGCGCTTCGCCAAGAACGACGAATCGCCGTACCGATCCTCGCGCACTGACCCGGCGATGGAGGAGGTTTGGATTTCCGAGTGCTACCTCAAGGTGGACATGGAGGGCGACGGCATCGCCAAGCTGCGCAAGGTCACGGTCAGCGGCGGCGACGAGGCATACATCATTCTCGCCAACGAGCTCGCCGACGAATACCCCCTGCACTCGATCACGCCGATCATCATGCCGCATACCTTGGTCGGCATGTCGCTCGCCGACCTCGTAGACGATCTCCAGCTTATCAAGACGACACTGTGGCGCCAGACGCTCGACAATCTCTATCTGACCAACAACCCGCGCCACTATGTCAACGAAGCCGCGGTGACGGAGAACACTTACGACGATCTTCTGACCTCGCGGCCGGGCGGATTGGTGCGCGGCAACGGCCCGCAAGAGCAGGCGGTGGTGCCCTTCGTCACGCCATTCGTCGCCGGCCAGTCGTTTCAAATGCTCTCGTACCTCGACGAGCAATCGGAGAAGCGGTCCGGCATTTCCAAGGGCAACCAGGGCATCGCGCCCGACGACCTCAATAAGAACGCCGCCATCGGATCGATGGGCGTCGGGATGCTGCAAGAAGCCGCGGCTCAGCGCGTCGAATTGATTGCGCGCATCTTCGCAGAGGGAGTGCGCGAGCTATTCCGCGCCAACTTGGGACTTGTCATCCGCAATCAGCAATCGCCGCGCATCCTTAAGATCACCGGGGAATGGACGCCTATCGATCCGCGCGATTGGAAATCGCAGCCGGAACTTTCCGTCGCCGTGGGTCTCGGTACCGGCAACCGCGACAAGATGGTTCAGCAACTTTCGCAAATCCTGACGATCCAGAAGGATGCGATCCTTGCGCAGAAGGGGATCAACGGCCCCTTTGTCACCGGAGAAAACCTGTTCAACGCCTCGGCGGACCTCGTTCACGCGATGGGCTACAAGAACGCCGAAAAATATTTCACCAATCCGAAGAATGCGGCGCCGCAGGGACCGCCGCCGCCAGATCCGCAAATCGTTGCCGCACAGGTCAAGGCGCAGACCGACATGCAAACCCAGCAAATCAAGGTCAATGCCGACGCGCAGGCGAGCGCCTTGGAAATGGCGATGCGGGAACGCCTCGGCATGGCGGAACTACAAATGAAATTCGTGATCGAGACCGCGAAGCTCGGCCTCGACAATCAAGAGCTTCATATGAAGTGGATGGAGTTGCAGCATTCGACCGGCATGAAAAATGCCGATCACGCGATGAAAACGGAGGATCGAGAAATCAAGAAACGGACGACGCCAGGGGCCACTCCGCGGCGATGGATCATCGACCGGGATCCCCAGACATCGCGCATGGCCGGCGTCCGCGAGGTTTTCGAAACGGAACCGGGGCAAATGCCGATGGGGCCGAACAGCCCGAGTCCTGGGCCGGGCTGACGTGGCCCTTCTTCCCTACGGTTCCTGCGGCATCGGAGGGCGGGTAGCCGCCTTCATCGATTATGACGAAGCCACGCTGGCGATCCGCGGCGTCGTCATCCGCGGCACGTCGGACAGGATGCGCGCGCGGGTCCGCCTCGACCGTTCCGGCGTCAAGACCTACGAGCGCCGCGACATCGACCAGAAGGCCGAAGGCGAGATCGCCGACCTCCGGCCGCAGGGCCTGGCGCTGCAAAAGCTGCGCGACGGCACCTTGGAACTGCCGGACGGGGTGCGCCTGGAAATCGCCTGGAGCGCGCCGCGATGACACCGCGCCTGTGGACGCCGCCCGCGCCGCGCTTCGATGGCGAGATCGTCCGGCGCATCCTCGACCGCCCGCCGCCGCTGTGGCGGCCGCGGCGCGGGCTGATGCTGCCGCCGCGCGGGCTGGTTGCGCCGCTCGGCTTGGTCGTCTCCGTCAACGGCACCCCGACTCAGGCGAGTTTCACCGCTGATCCGACGGATGTGACGCACACCGTTCCGTCGCTGACGGATGGGGCGATTCTTGTTCTCATCGTGGGCAATGGTACGGGACCGCCGACCATCGCGGCTATGACGTGGGACGCCGCGGGTGCCAACCAGGCGCTGACATTGGTAGGAAATCACTCGCTTGGCAGTCGCGCAGTCGAGATTTGGGCCTTGGTCAATCCGACGGCGGGCGCGAGCAAGGCGCTGACCATAGATTCCTCGGCGGCATGGTCGTCGTTCTGCCGTGCCGTGGTCATCAATTTGGAGGGTGTGCTTCAGGACACTGTGGCGAACGCCTTTACGTCCTACGCCGAGGCCGCCGCGGCATCGGGCAATCCGACCGTGACGCTGACCACGGCCATCGGTGCTGGCAACATGGCCATCGATGCCGTCTACAAATCGACCAATGTTTTTGGCGTCATGTCTCCCGATTCCGGCCAAACGCAGATCAAGAACGAACTTGTCGGCGGCTTTGCCATCGCAGGCGTATCTAGGCGGACGGTCGATGCTGCCATGAGTTGGACGCTCACCGCTGGAACCGATGGCGGTTATGTTATCGCGGCATGTGAGATCGAGCAGGCGACGATCGGTGGTATCGTCGTCAATCCCATGCGGGGGCCGTTCGAACCGATTGGATACGCGGCATGAAGCATCTCGGCGACTTCGACGCGGGAACAATCGTCTATGGCAAGTTCTCGACTTTCCAACCATCTACTGGAGCCGCTTTCGCGCTCGCCGCAGGAAAGCTCGCCGTGTTCAAGGACGGCGCCGCCATCCTCAACACGGCTGGCGTCGTTCTACAAACCAGCGTCGCCGGGCTTGCGGGTCTACAGGGATTTTCCGTCGATACCGGAGCCGATGGCACGGCCTATGCCGGAGGGAGCTTTTTCGAACTGGCGCTCATCGCCGGTAGCGTCGATAGCGTTTCGGTCGTCGGGGCTGTCGTTGCCGGATTCACGCTGCGCAACAATTCGGCCTTGAAACCGACGACGGCCGGACGCACGCTCGCGGTGTCGAGTTCCAATACCGTCGTTGCCGTCGATACGGCGCTGGCGCTCGGCGCGGCAGCACGGGCCGACGTGAACGCCGAAGCCGATACCGCAATCACGGATCATTTCACCTTCACCGTCGACGGCATGGCGGACGCCAATATCCAGTACGTCAACGACGAAGTGGTGGGCGGCGTCGGATCGAGCGGCGATCCGTGGGGGCCGACATGAGCCTTGGCGGCGATGCCTGGGGCGGCCATTGGGGTGAAAGTTGGGGCCGTAGTTGGTTCGGCTCCGCCGACCTCGGCGGGATGGCGAAGAAGCGTCGGGCAAGACGCTATGAAATCGTCATCGACGACGTTCGATTTCTCGCCTACAGCCCGGGCGAACTCGCCGCGAAGGTCAGGGCGTGGCGTCAAGATCATCCTGCGCCGACAAGCGCCGCGCCGACCGAGCCGCGTTCCGGGCCAGAAAAGCCCGTCGTCCCGTCAGGGCGCAGAACCGCCGCCGCTCGCGCCATCCCCAAGATCACAGTGCTACCGGCCTTGGTGCGCGCCGATTCGCCTCCGGGCCGGGTTGTGGCTTTTGCCGCGATGGCTCGACAACGTTGGCTCGACATGGAGATTCGCGGCGCCGCCATTGCGGCCCAGGGGGCTTGGGAAGCGGCCCAACTTCAAGCCCTGGAAGAGGAAGAGGACGATATCGAGGCGATCATGGCGATCCTGCGCTTGGTCGCATAGGAATTAAAAATGGTGCGGACCCCAAAGAAAAAAGTTGCAACTACCGAGGAATTGTTGTTTTCTCAGCGCGCATGTCAACGTCTTGTGGCCGATCCGGAGATCGCCACGGCGTTCGAAGAGGTAAGGGATAGCTATCTAGCCGCATGGGCTGGGACGCTTCCCACCGAAACGGAAAAGCGCGAGTTGGCCTATCAGCACTACAAAGCCGTCGCCGACGTCTGGGCCGCCATTCAGCGGAAGGCCCGGTCGGCGCATGTGCGCGATCTGAAGGAGGAGAAGCCGAATGGCTGATCCCCAGGCCGAACCGAATGCCGGCGAGGTCAGGATCGATGTTGCCGCATTGCGTGGAGGTGATGACGCAGCCGCAGGCGCGCTCGCCGGCCTCTTTGCGGACGATGGAATTCAGCCGGATGGGAACGAAACCCAGTCGGCCGATACCGGAGAGGGGGAGACCCCTCCCACCGGGGACACGAGAGACGGCCACAGCGAACAGGGGGAAACCCCTGCCATCGAACCGCCGGTTTCGTGGAGTGCGGATGCAAAAGAGCATTTCGCCAAGCTCCCACCCGAACTGCAACAAGTCGTTGCCGAACGGGAGAGCGAACGCGAAAAGCTTCTAGCGACGCACGGTCAAAGGGCATCGGAGCAGGCCAAGGCTTTCGAGGCGCGGCTTGCCGAGATATCCAATGAACGCGCCCAACAGTTTCAGTTCTTCAACGCCCTCGCGATGCAACTCACTCCCGAGTTGCAGCGGTTCCAGCAAGTCAACTGGCAGCAACTGGCCGCGGAGAAGCCCGCCGAATGGGCGGTCCAAAGCCAAGCCTACCAGGACACCGTGAACCGCTACAACGCCGCCATGCAGGCGGCCGGTCAAATCCATCAGCAAAACCAAGCCGACGCGGCGAAGAGGCATCAGGAATTCCTCACGACCGAGCGCGCAAAGCTCATCGAGAAGATTCCCGAATTCTCCGATCCGCTCAAGGGCAAGGCGTATGCCGAGGAGTTGATGACGCACATCCCGGAATTCTCGCGCGACGAATGGGGAATGCTGGCGGACCATCGCTACTTCACCGTCGCACGGGACGCCATGCTGTACCGCAAGGGACAGAAGGCGAAGGCGGACGCGCAGACCAAGCGCGTGCCCTCCCAGAATTCCAATGTGCGTACCTTGCGGCCGGCGGCACGGCAACCGGGTTCGGCGGCGGACGAGGCGAAGCGGAAGGAACTCGCGGCGCTCCAAGGGAAACTGGCGAAGACGGGAAGCGAGCGGGATGCTGCGGCTCTCTTGGAGCACATCCTCTAGCTATCCTCTTCGCCCTCAGCGATAGAGGGCCGACATGGCGATCCTGACCGGCGAATTCCTGACCTTCTCGGCTGTGGGCATCCGGGAAGATCTCTCCGACATCATCTACAACATCGCGCCGACGCAAACCCCGTTCATCACTTCGATCGGGAAGACGAAGGCCGATCAGACCTACCACGAATGGCAGACCGACGCGCTCGCCGCGGCCGACACGGCGAACCGGCACCTGCAGGGCGACGACCTCGGCACGACCTACGAGCCCGCGACGGCCACGACGCGCATCGGCAACCAGACGCAGATCAGCCGCAAGACGGTCGCGATCTCGGGCACGCTCGATGCCGTCAAGAAGGCCGGCCGCGGGAAGGAAACCGCCTACCAAGTCGCGAAGAAGCTCAAGGAGCTCAAGCGCGACATGGAGGCGATCCTTTGCAACAACCAGCAAAGGTCCGCCGGTTCCTCCACCTCGGCGCCGCAGTTGGCCGGCCTCGAATCCTGGGTCGCGACCAACAATTCGAGCGGTGTAGGAGGCTCCGCCCCCGCCACGACGGACGGCCTCGCGCTCCGCACGGACGGCACGCAGCGCGCCTTCACCGAGGCGTTGCTGAAAACCGTGCTCGGCTCCGTGTACGACAATTCCGGCGAAGAGCCCGACATGCTCATGCTGGGACGCTTCAACAAGCAGGTCGCGTCCACCTTCGCCGGCAACGCGACCCGCATGAACGAGGCCGACACCGGCAAGCTGTTCGCGTCGGTGGACGTGTACGAGTACGATTTCGGCACCATCAAGATCGTGCCGAACCGCTTCCAGCGGTCGCGGTCGGCGCACGTCGTCAATTCCGACCTCTGGGCCACCGCCTTCCTTCGCCCGGTCAAGATCGAGGACATGGCGAAGACCGGCGATGCGACCAAGAAGATGCTGATCGCCGAATACACGCTGGAAAGCCGCAACCAGGCCGGGTCCGGCATCGTTGCGGACCTGACCACGAGCTGATCCGAAGCCGGAAGCCAAAGCGGGGCGTGAGAGCGCCCCGCCCCTTTCGGAAACGGGAGAGAGAGATGGCAATCAACGAGATCCAGGACGCATCCGGGCCGGTCGCGGCGGCGGCGTTCGTTGACGACGACTCCGGCGCGCGCGTCCAGCATATGGCGGCGAATTCGCGCAACCTCACGACACTGATGTTGAGGATCACGCGCACATCGCCCGGCGTCGTTTCGGGCCTCGGCGGCGATAATGCCGTCACCATTCCAGGCGGCGCCATCCCGACGGGCATTCGCCTGTTCAGCGCACTCGAAGGATCGACGGGGGCCACGGTCAGCCTTGGCCTCGACAACGTGACCTCCAATCACTTCCTGTCGGGCTACAGCGTAGCGACCTTGGCTGCCGGCAGGGGCCAGTTGACGCCGAACGGTGCCACAAATCTGCATGTCGCGCTGCCGCTCATGGCGCTCGGTCAGGCTCATACCATCGTCGGGCGCTATGCGGAAACCGCTACGTCGCCGGGAGGTGGACCGTTCTATTTCGAGATCGACTACTATCTTCCCGACCCGGCATGAGGTGACGCATGAGCATGCGCACCATCATCGACGCCTATTCGACGGCCGCTCGCGGCCATTCGGTTGCGTTGAATTCGTCCAATTCGACTGTCTGTACCATCCCGCGAACGTCTTCGGGACAGAAGCCGGCCTTCGTGCGCGTGAAGCTCACCGCAGGGTCGGCACACGTCTTCCCCGGCGCGACGGCGACATCGGCGACCGCGACGACCGGCGACACGGTTCTGACGGCGGACGAGAGCTTCATCCTCGTATGCGCCGGTTTCAACGCGGTCGGCGGACGCCAGATCGGATCGACCGACGCGACGCTGCAACTCACGCCGCTCGAAGAAGGCGCGGTCGGAGCGCCCACGGTATGAGCCGCCTGTTTTTCGACTATGACCCCGAGACGCGCCAGACGGAGTTCTTCCATTACGATGAGATGGAAGCCACCTTCACCATCGAGACGGTGGAGGACGTGGAGCCGATCATCGAGGCCAACAAGAAGCTCTACAACGAGGGCGACGGGTTCAACGCGGCGCGGGACGGACGAAGGATCGCGACCATCCCGAACATCATCATCGACAAGTGGAAGAGAGAGTACGGCATCGACGTTTTCGACAAGAACCATGCGCAGGGAGTCCGCCGGCTGCTCAACGATCCGGACTGGCGTTTTCTCCGAACCGCTCCGGGGTGCTTCTGATGCACGGGACGCCGCCCATCGAATTCGACCGCATCGCCATCGTGTTTTGCTCGCACGACCGCGTTCATGCCGGCTGGGCCTACGACATGGTCCACCTGACCGCGCATTTCGTGGCGACGGGCGGTCTCGTGCCCGAGCTCGGGAAGCGGTTCAATGTTGGCTTCAACTGGTGCCAGACCAGTTTGCTCGCCGAAGGCCGTCAACGCCTGGCGGAGGACTGCAAGGCGAAGGGCGCCAAGAAGATCCTGTGGGTCGATACCGACATGCGGTTTCCCCGCCAAGCGCTTCACATGCTTCTGCGCCACGACCTTCCTATCGTCGGGGCGAACTACGTTTCGCGCCGGCCGCCGTTCCGCTTCACCGCCGCGACCCTGAACGAGGAATATCTCGATACCAAGCCCAACGACAAAGGCCTGGTCGAGGTGGCGCACATGGGCTTCGGCTGCGTCCTCACCGATATCTCGGTCTACTGGGACGAAGGACCGTGGTTCGCCTTCGACTGGTATTTCGCCAAGGAAGAGCAGAAATGGAAGCAGGTCGGGGAGGACGTGTTCTTTTTCCGGGAGGCGCGCATCCGCGGGCACAAAGCCTACGTCGATCAAGAGCTTTCCGCCGCCATCGGCCACGTCGGCGAGTTCACGTTCACTCCCGAGGAAATGGCTCAGGTAGAGGCCGTGGAGGTGTGACCTGGCCTCCATCGTCGATTTCGCAAGTCTGTCGAGCGCCGTCGCCAACTGGATGACCCGCGCCGGCAACGCCGACTTCACCGGCAACGTCGGCGATTTCATCGGCTTTGCCGAAGACATGATGAATTTCGGCTACGATGACGGGCAGATCGTCATCCCGCCGCTGCGCGTGGCGCAGATGGAGATTCGCGCGACGACGCTGACCATCCTCGCCAGCTCGAACACGGTCACGCTGCCGTCCGATTTCCTCGAGCTGCGGCGCCTGTATCTCACCGGCAATCCGAACCTCAAATTGACCTACGTCACGCCGACGCAGATGGACGCGACCCTTCCGAACTCCAATGCCGATCCGCAGGCGTTCTACACGTTGATGGGCGGGGCAGTGGTGCTCGGGGCTCCGGTCAACTCGACGCAAACCCTGGTCGGGGGCTATTACCGAAAGGTGCCGGCGCTGTCGTCCTCCAACACGGTGAACTGGCTCCTGACAGCGTTCCCGAGCCTCTATCTCGCGGGGGCCTGTCTGCATGGCGCGATCTTTGTCGGTGCTGAGGAGGATTCGGCCAAGTGGGCGCGGATGTTCACGGGCTATATGCGCTCTTTCCAGAAGCAGGATTTGAAGGGGCGCTACTCGGGCGACGCGCTTCAAATGAAAACCGATGTGGGCAATCCATGATGCGCCCTCCGATCATCCTGCGCGCCGCGGAATACGCACCCGACATGCCGAGCTATATGAGCGGCGTTTCGGCGCGGGCGCGCAACGTGATCCCGCGCACGCCGTCGAGCTATGGACCGCTTTCGTCTCCGGCGTCGCTCGGCAACGCCTTGGGCGCTCGGTGTCAGGGAGCGTACTTCGGGCTCGACGGCGACGGTCTCATTCACGGCTTCGCGGGCGATGCGACGAAGCTCTACGAGTTCACCGCGGCGACTTCGTCATGGACGGACGTGAGCAAGGCGGGCGATTATTCCATCGCGGCGGCCTCGCAATGGAAATTCCTGCTCTATGGCACGCGGGTCGTGGCGCTCAACATCGGCGCCGTGCCGCAGTCCTTCCTGCTCGGAAGCTCCTCCGATTTTGCCGACCTCATCACGACCGCCGATCCGCCGAGTGCCCGTTACGGCGCCACGATCAAATCCTTTCTCATGCTCGCCAACACGACCGACGCCGTGTTCGGCGATCAACCGCAACGCGCGTGGTGGTCGCGGAACGGCAACCCGACGAACTTCGACACGCCGGGCTCGGCTACCGCACAGCAATTTCAGACGAGCTTCCAGGATTTGCTTGGGGAAGGCGGCTGGATACAGGGCATCGTTGGCGGCCTGGGTGGAGCGGATGGCGCGATCTTCATGGAGCACGCCATCTACCGCGCGGTATGGGAGGGTGGCCAAACCGTGTTCGGGTTCTATCCGGCCGAAGGCGTGCGCGGGACACCGGCCCCAGGATCGATCGCCCAGCTCGGAGCCTTGGTCTATTACCTCGGCGAGGATGGTTTCTACGTGTTCGATGGCGCGCAGTCGCGGCCCATCGGCGCCAACAAGGTGGACAAGACGTTCTACGGCGACCTGGATCAAAGTTTCTACGGCTCGATTTCGTCGGCCATCGACCCGATCAACAAGCTCTACATCGTCGCCTATCCCGGCGAAGGCCACGATGGCTACCTGTGCAATCGGATGCTCATCTACAACTGGCAACTCGACAGGTGGAGCGACGCCATCCCGCTTGACGAGGGATTCGAGCTTATCGCGCGCGGGCTGTCGTTCGGCTACACGCTCGATCAACTCTACACGATCCTCGGGTACACGCTGGACAACCTGCCCTTCCCGCTCGACAGCCGGGTTTGGCAGGGCGGCAACGCCCTGTTGGCGCTGTTCGACAAGACCCACAAGCTCAATTTCTTCACGGGCGAAACCTTGGAAGCGTCCGTTGAGACGGCGGAGGTTCAACCCGTCGCCGGACGCACGACGCGCATTTTCAACGCGCGTCCGATCATCGATGGTGGCGCGCCGACCGTATCGCTCGGTCTCCGAAACCGTCAGGTGGACGATCCGGTCTTCGGCTCGGCCATCGCGATGAACGCGCTTGGGCAGTCTCCGCAACGTTCGGTCGGACGATACGCGCGCGCGCGGATCACCGTGCCGGCCGGCGCGAGTTGGACTCACCTGTCCGGCGTCGAATTGGAAGGAGCGCCCGATGGCGCGCGGTACTGATGGCGCAGACCTCCGTCTCCACCGTCGTCGGGTTTCCGGGCGTCCCGGAATTCCTGCCGAACTCGGCGGAGCATCGCCGCCAGATCGCGCGGCGCGTCAACTCTCTCTCCATCGGCAAGATCAATTGCACGGTCGATGTGACGCTCGCCGCCAACACCGGCGCGACCGTGATTGCGGACTCCCGGATCGGGTACTATTCTGCGGTCACGCCGCTCATGGCGCTGTCGCTTTCCGGGGCGGTCGCCATCGCAGCGGGAATTTGGTTCGATGCCCCGACGGGAGGGGCCGGATCTACAACGGCTACCATCGTCGCTCACCACAACGACACCGCGGACGCCGACAAGACGATCAGGTTCGGGATATTCGGGTAGGAGAAACACGATGATCGGGCCGGGCATGGGCGGACAGATCAACCCGATGATGCTCGCCGCATTGATGCAGATGAACCGGCCGCAGGCGACGCCGCAGGCACCGCAGTTGACCGCGGCTCCGCGAGCGGGGGCGATGGGCGGAATGCCGCCGATGATGGCGCCGCCGGTTCCTCAGCAAGGGCAGCAAGGCGGCGCGATGGGCGGCATGAGCGGTCTCCTCCCTCTCCTCATGATGATGCAGAAAGGCAAAGGCGGGGGGAACCCGTCCGGCAATGCCCCGATGGCGGGTCTCGACATGAACATGCTGCAAGGGCTTCTTCCGGGATGGGCGCTGTGACCGATCTCGTTGCCGTCCCCTCCCATTTGCTGACCGAGGCGTGGCCCGAAGTCGGGCCGTTCCTCGAAAGCATGGCGTCGAACAGCGATGGAAAGTTCTTGGCTAGCGACTACGCGAAAGCCGTTGTGGCGCGCGACATGCAGTTGTGGGCCGCTTTGAAGGACGGCGTGCCGACAGGAGTCGCCCTGACCGAAATTTTGAACTATCCGCGGCAAACCGTCGGACGCTTCGTAGGAGCGAACGGCAAGGGGGCCGGGGAGAGCGCCGCGCACATCGAGGTCATCGAGCGGTGGGCCAAAATCAACAAGGTCGCCCGCATGGAAATCATTTGCGCGCCAGGATGGGAGTTCCATCTTCGAAAGTTCGGCTACAAGCGGACGCACGTTCTGGTGGAGAAAGCGCTATGAGCGGCGGCGGTTCGTCCCAACAGCAACCTTCGGGCACCACCACCACGGTTCAAAAAGCCGATCCGTGGTCGGGCCAGCAGCCGTATCTGGCGGGCGGAAACACCTCGAATTGGTTCAATCCGGACACGCAGGCTTTCGTCAGCAAGCGGATCCCGGGCACGTTCCAGTCGGCATTCGAACTGTACGATGCCGGGGGACCGCAATATTTCCCCGGCCAGACCTACGCGCCCGCCGGGTTTAATCAAGAGCGCGCTTTGTCTGCGGTCAACGACATCGCGGGGGGCAATCTTGCCAATCCGGCGGCGACGGTCGGCGGTGCCGCGAGCGCTTCGGCACGCAACATCCTGAGCCCAGAATTCCTCGCGTCCAATCCAGGCAACGCTGGATTCCAGACGCTCGCGAACGGCCCGGCGATGCAGGCGGCCGTCAATTCAGCCGTGCAAAACGCAACGCCGGGACTTCTCGACACCTTCACGCAGGGCAATCGATTGAACTCGCCCGGCGCGGCCTACGGCGTGTCGCAAGGCATCGCCAACGCCGCCGCGCCCATCGTGCTCGCGGCGCAGCAAGCAGGCGCGCAAGGACTGTCGCAGAATTACGGTCAAGCCGCGCAACAGCAAAATCAGGCGGCCCTACTCGCACCGCAACTCCAACAGGTGCCTTACACCGATGCGGCTCAGCTCTATGGCGCGGGCGCGACCGAACAGGGATTGCGCCAGAACGTCATCAATGACCAGCTCTCGCGCTACAATTACGAGCAGACGTCGCCCTACGACTTATTGAATTGGTACAACGCCTCCATCGGCGGTTCCTACGGCGGAACCTCGACGCTGGAAAGTCCGTACTTTGCGCAAAGCGGCGGCGGAGGATTGGGCGGAGCGTTGAGCGGAGCGATGGGCGGCGCATCGCTCGGGAGCATGTTCGGTCCCTGGGGCATGGGCATCGGCGCGGTCGGGGGCGGGTTGCTCGGGGGGCTGTTCTAGATGGCCGGCGGACTCCTGGATTTCTTCAACAAGGACTTCAATATTTCGCCGCAGATGATGGGGCTGCTGGGCATGGCGCAGGCGGTGAGCAACGCCAACGCACCTCAGCCGGCGTCCCGGCTTCCACTGGCGCGGCCCGGCCTCGGCTACACTTTGGGGCAGGCCGCGGGCGGCTTCGGACAAGGCTACGGAGCCGGGCTACAGGCGCAGGGGCAACAGACGCAAAACCAATTGAACGACCTCACGCTGCAAGGCTACCAGCGCCTTCAACAGGCGATGGGAGGCGCCACACCGCCGACGATGGCCGGCATGGTCGGCCCGACGATGGGGGGAGGCATGGGCGGCCCCTCGCCCGTAGCGCCTCCACAGCCGGGCGGTGGTGCTACCCCCCAAGCGGCGCCTCTTGCCTCTCAGCAACCGTCCGGCGGTTCCCCAGGGGGCGTTGCGCCGCTGTTCGACGCGGCGAACCTTCAAGATCAATACCGGATCGCCGCCTCGACGCCGGGGATGCAGCAAGTCGCCGCGGGCATCCTCGGCATCATGCAGAAGGGTGTGCCCGAAGGCTCCTATATGGGGGTGGACGGCTCGATCAACGCGCGGCCCGGTTACAATCAATTCCTGACCGGCGAAGCCGCTTCCAAGAGCCTCGGAACGGAGGTGCCGAAGGCGCAAGCGAGCGTATGGGAAGCGTGGTCGAAGCCTCAGAACGTCGGGCCGGGAGCGAGCGTGATGCAGCTTCAATCGCCCGTTCCGTTGCCGGGCATGCAACCGACCGGCCCGGGACCGCAGGCACAGGAAAAACCGACACCGATCTATACCAATCCCAACAGCCCGGCCTTGGTCAACATGGGATTGAACCAAGGCTACGGAGAGCCGCCGAAGGACATGGCTTGGGCGCGCAATCCCGACGGATCGATCATGCTCGAGAAAGATCCGAAGACGGGAGCCGGACGGCCCATGGCCGTGCCCATCGGGGGGACGACGGCGGAACGCGCGGCGACCGGACAATCGCGCGAGCAAGGGCGGCGCGCCACGGCGGCCGACCTCGTTTCGACCGACATCGACCGCGTGATCGACATGGTAGAGAAGGGACGATGGCCGATTACCGGCGGATGGTCGGTTCTCAAGACAATCCCCGGCACGCCGCAACACGACGCCCAACAACTCCTTGTCGGCATCAAATCGAATGTCGCCTTCGACAGGCTGCAGGCGATGCGCGATGCCTCGCCGACCGGCGGTGCCTTGGGCCAGGTCTCGAACTACGAAAACCAAATGCTGCAATCGGCGATGGGTAGCTTGGAACAGTCGCAACGCGACGAGCAGTTCCTCCCCAACCTCAAGCGCGTGAAGGCGATCTACCAGAAAGTGATCCATGAAGGATTGAAGCCGGGCGATCCAGTCCCCACCGGCAAGCCGGCGCCGATATCGAAAGCCGATTTGGAAGAGACCGGAAAAATCTACGGCTTGACGGCCGCCGAAGTGAAGCGCCGATTGAAGGCGGCCAATCCCGAGCTCGAGTTCGAATGATGGCGGACCTGTTCAAAGAGCATGGCATCGAACCGAAGGGCGGCATGAGCGCATCGCCGTCCCGGGCGCCGCAACCGCGCGATCTGTTCAAAGAGCATGCGGCCGAAGCGCAACCGCGCGACGAAATGCCGTGGTGGTATCCGATGGCCTCGGGAGCGTTGGGCGGGCGCCTGACCGACCTCATGCCGAAGGTGGTGGGCCTGGGCGCGGAACTCGGATCGCGTGTACGCGGCGAGGAACTGCCTCCCGGATTCTCCTACGATCAGGCGAAACAACGCGCCGAGATGGCGGCGCGGGCGCAGGAACGCGAACAGCCGACATGGACCGGAGTCGGCGAAACCATCGGAATGTTGCCGGGCATGCTTGCCGGGGGCGAGCTCATCAACATGGGGTTGAAAGGTCTCGGGCCGACCGGACGTTTCCTCGCCGGGTCTCCCGACGTGCCGATGGTGTCTCGCACGGCGACGGGACAGTTCGCCAAGATCCACGGAATCGATAAGCTCTATGCCGAAGGCGTGAAGGCGTTGAGCCGCGGAGCCATGGGCGCGCGCGAAGGCGCGCAAGCGGCTACGCTCGGCGCGCTGAGTGCGGGCAACGACGTCGGAGAGGCCGCGAAGGAAGGCGCGGTGATGGGCGGCGCCATCGGCACGGCGGCGGCTCCGGTCATGGCCGGACTCGGGAAGGTTTCGCATCTGCCGCGCGTCGTGGCGAACGCGCTTCCCGCATGGGCGAAGGCCGGCGGCTTGGGCGGCGGAAGCTATGCCGCGCTCGAGAACGCAGGGCCGATCCTCAACATGCTCATGTCGAACCCGATGATGGCCGCAGGCGTGGCGGGAACGGCCGGTACCCTCGCGGGAGCGAACTACCTCACCGCACATCCCGCGATACGCGATCTTCTCGTCAGGCTGGCGACGATGGGCGTGGGCGGGGCAAGCGGCGCCGTTCCCTCTCCATCGCCCGCTCGTCGATGAGCCACACGATGAGGCGCGCGATGAAGAGGCCGGCGAGGATATCGATCAAGAATTCCCAAAGCATGGGGAGAGGATAATGCCGTCGAAATCGCCAGCGCAAGCCCGCTTGATGGCTGCGGCGGCCCATACGCCTGGCGGCTTCGGTGGAGTGCCGCAGAAGATCGGGAAGGAATTCAATGCCGCCGACAAGGGCACCGGCATCCTCAAACGGTTCTCCGAAAAAAGCCGCAAGGGCAAGCGCCCGAACAAGTTGAGGCCGCGCCGATGAGCGATCTCGCCACGACCTCATGGACGGAGGTGGACAACAACAACAATCAGTTCCCGCCCGAGGGCTGGCCGGCGGGGATGTTCCCCAATGCCGTCGAGCCTACGGCACGAGCCGACAAGGGCGCATTGAAACGCTGGTACAACCGCGCCAATCCCACCTATGGGGCGACACAGAGCACGGCGGACTCCTATCTCGTTACCCCGACGCAATCGATGGACGGATATAGGCTCCATGAAATCGTCAACATCCGAATGGGTATCGCCAACGCCAGCACGAGCCCGACGCTCGCCTTCTCTTCACTTGGGCCGCAGCCCGTCCGGAAGATCGTCGGCAGCACGCCGACGGTGTTGCAGCGTGGCGACATTCGCGCTCGCGCCCATCAATTTCATTGGGACGGCACGCGATGGATCCTGCGCGACCCTGGGCCAGGCATCGGCAACGCCCCGGTCGCATTCGGCTACCGCAACACGACGACGCAAAGCCTCGTAACGGGCGACAATACTTCCTACACCATCGTCTACGGGACGAAGTCTTTTGACTACGGCGAAAACTTCGCGACGGATACCTTCACCGCGCCGATGGACGGTGTGTACCTTATCCAGGCATCCGTGACTTTCGGACCGCTTACGTCGTCGCATACCAGCGGTAACTTTAACATTGCGATCGCCGGGAACTCGTATCGAATTTGGCAAGGCAACCCATTTGCGATATACGATGCTAGTAGTAATGTTGTCTGTCTGAACGGGTTGGCCATCATTCAAATGACGGCGGGGCAAACAGCGACGGCGTTGCTTCAAATCAGTGGGGGCACGAAAACCGTCGATATCGCAGGGTCGGCGAACAACCTCACGCGCATCAGCGGCTTCCGGATCACTTAACGCATGTTCGGCGTGCCCCGCAGCGAGTTTCGGGACTTCGTGCGAGCGAACGAAAAGCAGCACGAGGCGGTCGGCGCGAAGATCGACAAGCTCGCCGACAAGATCGAAGGCGGCGATAGGGAGCTGCACGGACGGATCAACCGATTGGCGCGCGGTCTGTACATCGGCATAATCGGAGTGCTTCTATCGGCGAGCGCATGGCTGGTGAACGTGGTGTTCGCCAAGATCCTCTAGAGGACGACATGAACGAAGCCCCGCTCTACTGGCCGTCAACTCTTCAGCCGCAGGACTATCAAGGCTTGCTGTCGGCCCTCCTGTCGTCCACCATGCCGCAGCGAGACCTCTTCGGGCCGCAATCGCTCAGGCGATCGCACAACCTCGATTACCTCATCAACGGCCCACAGAAGCCGTATTCGGTCCTCCGAAACATGGACGAGCAGATGAAGATGATCCGTGAGGGCCGGTGGGACGATTACTGGCGCGTCGTGCAGGGACAAGCCAGAGGGCTGATGGATTTTTTCAAGTAGGCCATCTCCTACCCCCCCTTTGCCGCGGCGAGCGCGCCGACTGGCCGGTGCCCAAGGTTGTGGCCCTGGCCTGCGAGCACCTGCGCGACCGCGCCGTGCTCAAAGTCGTGTACCAGGGCATCGACATTCAAGAGTACGTGCGATGATCCGATCGATCAAAGGGATAGGGTCGAGTAGTCGGAACGAGCCTATTTCAATGGTATACGTTGCGAATTAGTCTCATTCTAAACTACCTCTCAGATCCACAGGGTACAGGACATAGAGAGGGCCGCACCCCACTCCCGATCACAAAAAATTGATACCCCAGTGGGACATCTCCCACTCCCTACCGCACCGCACCATAAGATATCACCATCAAAGAATACAATAAGAATAGAATAGGAACACTCAAGGAACAACGAGGTATC